CGCCAGGACGATGCTCTGCGCTTCGCTCTGGGAACAGGCGTACTCGATGCTTTTACGATCGGCGCGGAAAATATTCAGGAGCAGCAGGACCTGATTCGGCGCATTGCTGCCGCATAAAGGCCCTTCCAAATTCCTGAGATTTTCGTGCCGCCCGGAATGAGGGTCATCCTTTTCATAGATCACGGTGAAACAAAAAATGCTCTGAACACCAGTCCTCGGCGGACAACGACAGCATGTCAACCCTTACAAAAGTAATAAATCCAGTTAAGCCTCTATCTTTCAATCAGATAAGCGATTGTGGCTCGCAGAATTATTTTTCACTGAATCTCAGAATTATTTTGCACCAGTAGTGCAAAATAATTCTGAGATTCCATTTTTTGTATAAATTCAGGTGTTTTTGGGGTGTTGCTGGCAGTGCGGCTGGTGACTACGAAGCTCCCTTGCAGACATCTCTCTCCGACAGTATTTGCATGGGGAAAGTTTGGCCGGTCTCCCGCCACTGTGACGTTGCCGCCGCGCGGCGATCCGGCGTCCGTTTTCACGAAACCAGATGTCGTCCGGAATGCTCGCCAAATCCCATTTCTCGCTGTATCGAACCATGGCCCAGTTTCTCTCTTACGAATTGTTGCCGCATCTCTGACGTGTCTGTCTGTCCATCAAGCCATTGCATGTAATCATCTTCTGTCAGCCGCACAATGCTCACAGGAAACTTGTGGGTACGCAGAATGCGCATGGCCGCACGAGTGACCTGCTGGTGGTACTGAAGCGGCCACTTGTTCCCCGGCTCCATTGCTTCCAGCATTTTCTCTTCTTCGTATAGAGGAAGTGTGGTCTGCACTTCGCGTGCATCGCGGCCTTCACGAATAACACGCTCAAGAAAAGCGCGGAGCCTAAACTCCGCGTCTTTTCGAGCCTGCTGCCATGTCATACGGCCTTTGCTTCCAGCCGCGCCAGACGCTCGCGCACGTCAGCCATTTCGCCACGCAACTCCCGCGCATCGCTGCGGTTCAGGATAATGCCCACCAGTGCGGTAATGGTAGGAAAGATGGCTGCGAGAAAGACCGCGATAATCATCTGCATATTGGACACTGTATTTTGCTCTTTGTTTGGCCGGGAGCGTCCGGCTTCCTTTCGATTTCAGCGTTCCCGCTGATGTATTCATCATCACAAACTTATTAGTTTGTGTCAATAGAAAAATGCGAAACTTTTCATTTTTTTACAGCGTATTTGGCTGCTGCTGCTTGATGATATTATGCGTCCACACGCCGCCCACCAAGTACTCGTGCGATGGCCCCGCAAGCTGGATGTGCAGCACCTCAACACGCTCATTGATCTGCCGCCGTTGCATTCTGCGCCATCCTTTTTCGGTTTCGACTTCGGTGCCGTTTTCGATGAGTGAGCACCAGCGATGCTCACCGTCGCGCGGACGCAGAGTGCATGAGTCAGAGGAGCCGAAGCCCTCATGTCCCTCAATCTCCACCCACTGATAATTGTCAACCCAGACCCACCACGCAGCTACGATTTCTTCGATGCCGTAGCGCGACTTTAGGAAGATTTTCTCGCCCGCATCGAACTTTGCTTTGAGCACTTCATTGGAGATGCGTCCTTCTGGTGTGTCGAGCAGCGTGCCGCGGACCGTGCAGTCCGTGCCGCCACCACCGCCGCCGTAACCACCAGTCCCAACAGTCACGCTTGCCGAACCCGCAGCAGAGCTATTGGCTTGGCTCGTCGCAATGACCCGATGCGATCCGGTGACGTTGGGCGCAGTGTACAGCCCCGTCGAATCTACTGTACCGACGCTGCTGTTACCGCCAACAATGCCGTCCACGCTCCACGTCACCACGGTATTGGAAGTGCCGGAAACAGATGCGCTGAATTGCTCCTGTAGACCAGGCGACAGGCTTGCGCTCAGCGGAGAAACAGTCACAGTAATGCCGCTTCCATTGCCGCTCGATGAGCCGGTGCCAACAGTCACGAGCTGCTGACCGTAGGCCGCTGTGTTTGCCTGGCTGGTGGCGCGGATGATGTGTGTGCCGGAGGTAGATGGCGCGGTGTAAAGGCCCGTCGAGTCAATGGTGCCAACTGTGCTGTTGCCGCCTGCAACGCCATCCACGCTCCACGTCACAACGGTATTGGAAGTGCCGGAAACATACGCAGAATATTGCTGCGTTCCACTCAGTGGCACAGTCATGCCCGCTGGCGAGACGGTCACGCTGATGCCGCCCGCGCTTTGGCCGCTCCCGCCAGTCGGCTCATAAAATAACCCGAAGACATCGAGATCGCCATACCACACATTGCCTTCGCCATCTTCAAACATCATGTGCGGCTTGAGATTCGCATCTATATAGCACGCCCCCACACCGTGGGCAGGATGGTCCACAATCTGAAAGTCATGGGGCGAAGTGATGAGTTGCAGCGAATTTGCCGCACCTGCCGCGCTTGGAAGCTGAAATACAGAACTTGAATTGGAGGTGCTGTCCGCAAGCGTCGCCATCCCAACGCCCAGCGTGAATCCTGTCGAAGTTTGATAGAGCATCCACTTGCCCGGGCCGACTGTCTGCGTCGTGACCTGGCCGGAATTGTTCTTCCACGCGAAGATGAGCACGGTGGCGTTGCCGTGCCAGACGTTTCCGCTGCCATCCTGATAATTCAGGTGAACCACGCCAGAGCTGTCCACATAAGAGCCGACGCCATGCGCGTCATTGCTATTCGGCACCGCATCGTGCGGGAATGCGATGGCAAACATCTGTGAAGAAGTGAAGCCCGCAGGCAATTGCACGGTGGAACCATCTGCGAGAATGCCTTTGCCGAAGCAAATCTGCTCGCCGCCGGCGAGCGTCGCCAACAGGTAGGTAATCCCGCCTACCTGCGTGGTCGAAGCAGCGTTGCTGTCGCCCATCCATGTCACGGCGGCGACGTTCATATCGCCGTTCCAGATGTTGCCGCTGCCGTCTACATAATTCAGCGTGCCGCGACGGTTCTGGTCAATATCGCAGAGCTGGATGACGTGCATAGGATGGTTCTTTTCGATGTACCCCTGCGGCCCGGCCCACGCGATGAGATTTGCAGGACTGAAGCCAGTGGAAGGCAAATCAAAAGTGGAGCCGGAGGGCATTGCGCCGGAGAGGAATGCGAGCTTGCCATTATCTGCAAGCTCAATGCCCGTATAGTTGCCGTCGTTGCCGGGATCGCTTCCAGGCACATTGCTCCATCCGGCTGAGTTCGGGTCGGTCGCGTCGTACATCACCGCTTCGTTGTACGGCCCGAGATCGAACTCGATCTCGCCGCCGTCGTTTGTTGCGGTAAGCGTGATGGTGTCGCCTTCGCCAGATGGCTGCGCAACGTAAGGATAGTCCACTCGTTTGAGCACTTCATAATCGCCTGCAAAGGCAAAGTTCGCGGTGTCATCAATCGTGATGCGCGCACCGGGCATGATCTGCACGGCAGCTCGCCCGCTGCCCGCAGCATCGCGCGCGAAGCGCGGCACCTTCAACGTGATGAATCGAGGCGTGATGTAAGGCGTCTGGTCAAGGCCCAGCGCCTTGTCGCGCTCATACCTTGTGATTCTGCTGGCCTGATCGAAGGTCGAAACAGCAAAGTCATATTCCACGCGCACGCGGTTGCGTTGACGCGGAATCCCTACTCCGACTGCGCCACGCGCGTATTGGTTGGACTGATGGTCGAATTGTGGAGCACGTTCCTTGAAGCGCGAGTAGAGCAGGCCAACGCTGCCACCAGCGCCAACGTTCGCAGGATAATTCGAGCCTTTCGAGACAAGCGTCATCGAAGTGGCTTCGCTGCCGGAAGGCACGCTGGCAACCGTCCATGTTCCATCGTAGATGGTGTTTGTTCCACCGATGGCGATACGGTCGCCTGCATTGAAGGGATGCGGCTGCGCCGTATTGACGACGGGATTTGAGTGGTCGGCGCAGGTGATGCTGGCAATCTGGGCGGCGGCAGGCACGAGCAGGTCGCGGAACTTCGCCACATAACAATTGGGAGCGCTGTTGAGCGCCTTATCATTCGGCGCGAACGATCCGGGCATGATGTGCTCGCGCGAAAAGGTAAAGACCGATGGGCGCGGCTGGTCGCAGACAAGATAGATTTTGCCAGCATATTCCTGCATGTAGCTGCGGCAGCACTTCAGAATCTGCTCAAGGATGGCAGCGAGCGTGGTCTGCGAGGCGAACGAATAATTGCCAGTGAAGCGCCTGCGTCCGTTCGCGAGAAGCTGATCGAAATACTGCGCCGATTCATAAATCGAACCCCAGTCAAAACGGGCGCGCACAGCAGGCGGGAGATCATCAATGCCCGTTGTGAAATTGATATTGAACTCCGGCATCAGCTTCCGCCGCAGCAGCACATCCACAAAGTGCCATGCGGGATTGGTGTTGAAGGCATATCCCGTCATGTTGCCCTGGTCGTCGAAGAGTCGCGTGCGCAGCCCGCGCCACAGGCCCACCGGATTGATGTCCGTCCACTGCGTGGGATCGTTCTGGTGATTGTTCGTCTGGTTCTGAATGGGCTGCTTGCGAAAGATCGCATAGTACGCCATGCGGCTGTAGCAGAGCGGCTGAATCGCTGAAGGAAACCATGAAAAGAAGCTGTCTACGCCCTGGTCTGGCCCTGAAGAATACGGAGTGAGGCCGGAGCCGATGATCGCATCTGTGCCGCGGTGAAAATGAAACTGCGTCGGATCGTCCCACTCGCTGCGCCAGACAAGGTTGTCATTGATCCAAAGTTCATGGCAGCCGTCCCACTCGCCTTCGCCAAGCAACCAGATGCCCACGCGCGTGAAATCGAGGCTGGTGTTGCCCGTGTTTTGCAGCATGAAGTATTCCGCGCGCTTGCCTGTGGCCCACACATAGCCATACGAAAGCGGCACAGGCGAGCTGGTGGTTGTGCTCGAATCAATGACGGGAGTGGTGGACGAGTTCGGCATAGTCAGAACTGGCGAATGCGGTTCATGGTGTTTGTGGCGACGTTGGCCGTCGCCTCGCCATAATTCTTTTCATAGTTATTCATGATGACGAATATCCGTTCCGTCACCTGGCACGTTGGGAAACTCTGCTGGCAAGGCATGGATTGTGTTGAGCCGCACTGCACGCTCGACCAGCGCCATTGGCAGATCTCCGAGTAGGAATATTGCGGCGTCGAGTCCTGCGAAGGATTGGTGAGTTGACGGCATTGCAGCATCACCAGCTCCGGATTGGTGTCGTCTACGCTGAGCGTACCGTGTACTTCCATCGCGGCAAACTCTGCATCTGGTAACCATTCGCGGTAGACGAAGATCGCGCCTTCGAGCGTCGTGCGCTGCATGATCTTCTCAAAGTCGCGCTGCAATGTGTCTCCGGAGAGGTTCTGCATCTGGATGATGCCCATGTCCGTCTGGATCGAGCGGTTGAAGGTCCACTGCGGCACGCTGAGAATCCACGGCAGATAAGTCTGCACTGTGCCGGAAATCACGCTGGGAGCGCTGATCCTGCGCGACGCCCAGAAGTACAGATTGCCATTTGCATCCTCAACATCGAGCAGGAAGGCAGGCGCAATGCCTGTCTTTGCGCCGATCGTCTGCTGGAGACTCTGCGGATATACGATTACGCCTGTGCTCATCGCATCACCCTCAGTCCATACCAGGACACATTCGCGCCTGTAGCGTTGGCATTCTTCGCATTCTTCGTGATGACCTTCACGCGATGCAGATCAAGCGGAGCGTTCACTTTGCGCAACACCATCTGCGGCCCCATCTCCGCAGCGGCATACAGGTCAATGGTCTGCAACAGCGTGCCGTCAAGATACACATCGCACTGACCGAATTCAGGGCCTTGCAGCATGTGCAGCTCAAAGCCGTAGCCGCGATATTCGTACTGCGCCCAGTCGCCGGCATTCGTGCCGGGATTGTCCATTGTGTAGCGCGTCACGCCGCTGTAGCTGCGCGCTGTCTGTGTCCATGCGCCTTGCACGGCGAGCTTCTGGTCGCCGAAATCATTCACCGCGAAGTGCCAGATCGCATCGTGGTCCCAGTCGTTTGGGTATTGCAGCATCGGCACCTGCGGCAACTCCTCGAAGGTCACGTTCTGCACGTCCCACTTGCCGTTCGCAGTCTCGACGGGCGCAACTTCAGCGGTGAAGCGGCCCACATAATGGCGGCCTCCGCCATCCCAGTCAATGATGGTGAAATAGCCATCTTCAAACTGCTCGTAAAACCATTTGAGCCGCTGCACACAGGCCCATGAGCGCGACAGCCATGAGAGCGAGAAGGTATGGCCCGTGTTACCAATCTCCCGCGTATAAGGTGTACCGCCCACTGCCTTCTTCAGCGAGCGTGTCGTGGCGCGCTTGCGCGTAAAGCCGTAATCGGGGCACATCGAGTCCTGCAAGTCGGCGTCCCACAGCGGGCTGGGATTGAGGATGACGCGCTCAGACATTCGCCATTCCTCCATATTCAGCGAAACTCGCATTCAGCGCGGCGCGCACAGCTTGTTTATTGCTCATCAGGAACTGCACGGCAGACTTGGTATCAATCGCGTGGACGTGCAGATGCGTGTCGCCGCCGGAGCCGGTGTCGGCGGGCATCACGCCGGAGCCGCTCTCAATCGCGCGCGTAATGCGCTCGTTCTGGTCGCTGGGCACGATGCGCTCCCCTTCGTGGATGACGGCAAGGCCAGTGCGCGGCACGTAATCCGTGCCGATGTCGAACATGGCAGCACTGAAGCCGAATTCACTGCGGCCTGCCTTCTGCTCGCGCGTGAGCTTCTGCTCTGCCGTGGCAATTTCTTTCTTGATTGTGTCCTGGTAATAGCTCTCAGCCGCCGCTCCCATTTTGTTCGTTGTGTGCTTGGCTTCGGTCTCCAGTTGCTCGATGTCCATGTAGGCAGTAAGGTAGTCCATCGAACCTTGCTGGAAAGAATCGAGGTCATTGTTCATACGCGGACGCCCTTGTTTCAGCCAGTAAACACGCGCCCTTTCGCGTCCGCCGAATCCGATGGCCCCCAGAATTGCGCCGCCTACTGCTCCTACTGCTGCGCCAATCGGCCCGGCAACGGACATACCGAACTGCATTCCACTCAGAGCGCCGCTGGCTGCGCCTCCGAATCCGCCATTGCCCTGAAAAGCGCTGTAGAGTCCGAGTAGGCCGCCTGCAGCTCCGGCTGCGTTGGAGCGAACCCCTCCGCCGCCGAGCATGGATTGCCCAAAACCGCCGTTGCCATTTTTGAAGCTGCCCAGCAGGTCGCGCGTGGACTTTGCCACCTGCACGCCCTGCTGCACATTGCCCAGAATGCCCGCAGCACCGATGCCACCCGTTCCACCGGGTCCAATGCCTGCGCCTTGCGGAACAATCGTGCCGCCCGCGCCGAGTGTCAGACCGCCGGTGATGGAAGGCGAAGATGCACCTGGCTCAGTGGCTCCAATGCTGCCGATACTGCTCGTGCCTGCGCTGGCAATCGTCGCGCCGCCATAGCTTGCCGTTCCGCCGCCGATGATGGAAGCCGTGCCGGTGATGTAAATCTGCGCCTGCGCGACGGTCATCATGCCGCGCGCGGCATTACCAATGCCAGTGCCATGCTGAGGATACTCAGGCATTCCCGGCAGATGCACTCCGGCAATGCGGTCGAAGATGCCGCCGAAGCCAGCGCCGGGCGCAGTGGAAGTCCTGCCCTGCAAGCGTCCCTGAATGCGCTGGACCATAGCAGCGGCAGCTTCTCCGGCCATCTTTTCGCCGATGTTTTTGAGCGCTTCGGTGGGATTGCGGAAGAAACTGGCAAACTCGCCCGCCATCTTCTCGCGCGCGCGGCGTGATTCCTCGACCATCTGCGCATCGCGCTCGCGCTGCGCGGCCATCACGCGACGGTTGAAGTCCTGCTCGCTGATTTCCTGCTGTTGGAGCTGCTCCTGATATTTGCGCAAACGCTCTTCGTATTCGGCTTCAATCGCAGCCGTTTGCTGCTTGTCGGCGGCGAGCGATTTGGCGCGCGCCTGCGCCTCGATTTGCTCTGTTTCTTCTTCGTTTTTGCGGGCGAGGTCAACCTGCTGTTGATATGCGCCGCCGTGGATGGCCTGCTCTCCGCGATAAAGCTGTATTTGGCCTTGCTTGTATTCGGCGGAGTCCGGATTCATCTGGCCGTAAGTCTTTTTGAAGTCGTCGAGCAACGCATCGAGCTGGCGCTTTTCTTCCGCGCGGATGCGGGCAAAGCCGGATATCTGGTGCTGCGCGCTCTCATCAACGATCTGGTCAACCTTGCGCCGGAACTCGTCCTGCGTCTGGGCAATCTCGTTGTTTGTGGCTTGCTGGTTTGAAACACGGTCGCGCTGCGCGTCTTCCAAAGATAGATATTTGCCGCGACGGACATCGGTCAGAATGTCCTGGTCGCGTGACTGGCCCTCGAACTGGATTTTGGCAATTCCGCTCAGCCCTGTTGCCTGGACTTCACGCGCGCGTTTCTCTACTTCGGCGCGTTCCTCTTCGAGGCGCTTCATCTCTTCGGCATGGAATTTCTGATGAACATCATTGCGTGCCGCCACCGAATCAATGTCTTTGTACTTCAGCTCTTCGATGGCTGCCGCTTCCTGTGCTTTGTAGAGCGCCTCGCCATGCAGTTCTGCCTGGATTGCCTCCTGATGTAAACGCATCAATTCATGCGCCTGCTCACGCGCAAGGTTGAATGTCTCGGCCTGAGCTTTGCGTGCGGCAATCTCGTTCTTGAGCTGTTCCTCTGATGCGCCGGAGTCTGCGGACACCGGATTGCCAAGCGTTTTGCTCATCCTCGTGTTGTAGTCACGATTTTCGGAATTGAGCGCACGCTGCTTTTCCATTTCCGCAGTAATTTTTGCGTGGCCACGTAATTCAGCATCAAGCGCATGGTTTTTCTCGATCTGGAGTAAATTCTGCTGATGCTGTTGCTCGATTTGACGTACTGCCAGCTTGTCTCTCTCAGCCTGACTCTGCACGGCCTGCTTTGACATTTGGTGGGCAGCCACCTGATTCACGATTGCCGCCTGCGGATTCATCATGAAGGCAGAAACCCGTCCCCAGAACGTGTCTCCGCTGGCAAATTCTTTTGCTGCGGCATTCAACGCATTCATGCTTTTAGTAGCTGCATCAATGCGTAATCTCGTGTCTTCGAGCGAGCGTGTGTTGCTGAAATCTTCCTGCCTGGACTTCTGCACCTCCTCGTTGTATTTCTGGGCGGCGCTGGTGAGGGACAGATATTCATCCCACACATGCTTCAGCCCTTCGGCAATGCGGATGCCGATATCAATCGCACCGAGGGCCAGCAGCCCTTTACCTATGGCGTTGATTCCAGCCATCATCATCTGACTGGATGCGATGGCCTTCTCCATCGAGCGCGGAATGCGAATGCCGATGTCGTCACGCAGAAGACGCACATTGTCGAGAGCGGTGAGCGAATGGCCTGTAATCCGGTCCATCCCTTCCGCAACTTTTTGCCCTGAACTCGCACCCGCCGCGCCCACCTGCGTCAGATTGCGTTCGAGAGTGGCGATCACTTCACCGCTGTTGGCATCTACAACGGTGATGCGAATCTCCACCGGACTGCTTTCGACAGGCATCAGTTATTGTCCTTTCCTGCGAAATTTGACGCCGCAGCCGCAGCATTCAGGCGAGAAGCGGTTCTCCTGCCGCGTGCCGCACGACGAACAGCTAGGATGCCGCCGCTCAAATTCACCACGCGCGCGGTCGAGCGCAAGCAGCCCTTCAACCTCAAAGGCAGCGAGATCGCCGGACGCAAAGACGATTCCCGCTTTGCGCTGCGCATCGAGATGGAAGAGGTGCTGCGCGAAGCGGTAATAGCCAGGCGAAAGCGTGCGCGCAGGCAGCCGCGATTCCATCCGCGCGCGCGTTTCCGGGTTTGCGCCGGCAGCCTCCCGTTCGATGCGGGCGCGCACAAAGTCCTCCTCGAAGATTGCTTCAAGGGCCATGCGCACGCCTTCCGGGTCGCGAGCAACATCAATCACTTTTCCTCGCTGATGTTGGGCTGGGCGGGTGAAAACAAGAGGTCGGCAGCGGCCACTTTGTGATAGGTATCCATGTGCTGCACGATCCCGTCGCGCTTGTCGCCCAGATCCACGCCGTCCACGGTGTAGCCGTCTACGCTCAGCACCAGCTCGTCATAAAGCTCGGCGAGCGTGGCCTGTGCGCCCAGCCACTGCGTTTTGCCCGTGCGCGATCCGCCGATCACGCGCGAACGGCTGGCGTCGCGCGAAAAGCGGCGCTGGTGCTCAGCGGCCGGCGTGCGGAAGCGATGGCAGAGGTTGTGATATTTGCGCATCACACCATTGTTATCCGCGCTCCAGATGGCATCGAGATAAACGCTTTCGACGCCGAGCGTGAGCGGCTGCTCGTCTGTATTCGCTGAAGGCTCAACGCTGATGAGCGTATTGGCCACGGCCAGGCGGTGACGCAGCGGCAGGAGCTTCTGCCAGTCAGTCGCTGCTGTCACCGGCGATCCATCGGAAGTCTGGTAGCCTTGCGCCTCCGTGAGACAACTTTCGACGAGCTGCAAACGCGCGGCGCTCGAATCGAAGCTGTCAACGCGCTTGCCGTTCTGGTTTTCGCTGGTTGAGAGGATGCCCTCGAAATAGCGCAGCCAGGTCTGTTTTTGGATAACGCCCACGGTCAGCGTGTAGCGCTGACCGCGGTCTTCGATGACGATGGTCCGTGGTTTTCTGAGTTCGATAGACATAAGAGTCCTTCCGTTGTGTTGGGAATTTTGTTTTTCGAGGCAGGGTGAAGGACCCTGTACTGCCTGAAGCTCCACGCAGCCCATGCGGAGCTTCGGATGCGGCGAAGTGGTGCCACATCGTGGAAGAAAAAAGTCCGGAACGCCCGTTTGCGAAAAGCCCCCTTGAGGCGCTCCGGCAGGAGCAAATACCGCTTCGGTTACGCGCCGACCAGATATGCGGGGACACTGTTAACGACCTGCACACTAACCGGCGGCACACCGCCAATGTCATAGCATGTTGTCTCGTCTGCTTCGATCTGCCACACCACCATGTCGCCATCAAATCCCAGCTTGGTGGTCTTCAGGTGCGCCTGGGGGATAGAAATCTGCAACTGCGCCGCAGCGCCACTGTTGACCGTGAGAGTGAAAGCCGATGCAGTGTCGTTTGCAAAGAGTGTATAGACGTCGTCGGTGGCCTGTGCGGCTATCGTGGTCGAGATGGAGAACTTTGGATTGCCTTTGCGAATAAAGATTCCATACAAGCCGCCGCCTGGCGCCTTATGAACCGCGAGCTGATTGTCAAGCTTAAAGGTGGTGTTCATGTGGCGTCCCACGAAAGACGCAGTGCTTCCCACCGGGCCAAACTGCAATGCAGCATCGGAGCCAAGCAGATAGGTTTCCTGGCCGACAGCAGGCAGTGCGGACATGGAACCCATTGTCTGGCGGCCTGTTCCCACCATACTCATTTCTGCGGTAATTGCGCCGATGTCGTTGATGGTCAGCGTTACATCATTAACAGCCATGTCCGGGCATTTGTAGTGGATGGCCTGCGTGTCCTCGATGTAGATGGTCGTTGGCACAGCGGTACGCGTGGACTCATCGAAGGTAAAGACATGCGTGTAAGGGCCGGCTCCGGTCACCGTGTCTTTGCCCATGAGAAAGGCAAAAAGCCAGCCTGCTAGCCAGTCGCTCAGCTCGGCCTTGAAGCCATCAAATTTTGTATCAAAGCTGGTGACCTGGCCGTTGGTGGCGAACGAGGTTCCTTTGCCTGCATAGCTCTGGTCGCTGCGGCGCGAGGTACTGAGTTGCAGGACGGCAGCGCCATCAAAACGCTGGCGCTGTGTCAGGGCCGTATCGGCCAGCGCGCCATTCCATGCGGCCTGTTTGTTTGTGCTGAGCACGAGGTTTCGCGCGCTTTTCCACTGCGATTCAAAATTGTACGGTCCGGCCATTATTCTTCTCCTTCTGCGACCTCGAGGATCGGCATACCAAGAACGTGGGCTTCTTTACTCAGAACGCGCGACCACTCGCTGGTAAGCACGCGCGTCGTTGTCTCTGCCGTGAATTCATAGTGAAAATGCGCATTCGACACGCGGACAGATTTGAGGCCAGCAAACACCGCTTCAGAGCTGAGGCGCACATTCACAAAGTCACCTGGACGGTCAGTCCTCATTGTCCAAACCTCGCATTTGTTCCGCTGAACTGCGCAATTCCATTCACCGCAAAAACGATGGCATAGAGCTGGTCTACCGGGCCGGAGTCCGTAATCACCGGAGAAACCGAGTCCAGTTCAACCGGCATTGTGCTGGTGCCATCGGCCAGGGCAAGTCTTGCGCCTGCAAGCTGGTCCTGCACTACCTGTACGAGCTGGAGTGTCTGCAACCGTTCATCGGCCTTGCTGCGCAGCGACGACTCGAAGCACATGACTTCAAACAGCAGTGAAGCCTCATAGCTCAGCCGCTGATTGTCGCGCAGATTGTCATACTTTGCCCCGGCAAAGCGCACGCGAATCGAAGGTGGCTGCAGGGTCAGAGTGCCATCGTCGAGGAAGTCCTTGTCGCCGATGGAATCAATGTCCACGCTCGTTCCGTAGGCCGTAGGCAGCGAAGTGTTTAGCAGTGCAATCAGCGCTGCTTCCACATCGGCAATCTGAAACTTCGAGGGCGCGCCACTCATTTTGCGCCTCCGAGTCCTGCGCGCTCGCGCGCCTGATTCACATAGCGCATCACGATGCCGCGAATACGGGCGGGGTCTTCAGGCCGGAAGACAAGATAGGGACGCGCCGGGATGTTCTGGAAGCGGCGGTGCCCGCTCACGTTGGTCTGTGTGATGTTGATGCCGGAAACCAGTTTGCGCCGGCGGCCCTTGATCTTGAACCCGGAAGCCGTGTACTGCTCGACTTTGCCAAACTTGTCGCCCGATTTGTCGCGTCGCGTAGACAGATACGAGTATGGATTCACCTGGACATCGCGTCCGGCAATGCGTGCCTGCGGGCCAATTGCGCCGCCGCGGTCGCGCGAGCCGAACTGGTGCACGGCTGCATATTTGAGCGATGTGCCTATGACGACTGCCTTCGATTGCACCTGAAACGTGATGGAGTTCAGCAGGCGGCCCGAATCAATCAGCAGCTTGTGGCCAGGGCCGTATTTTTTTTGGATTGCGCCTGACCGTATTCGGCGAGAGCGGCACCCATGAATTTGCGGGCACGCCCTGCTCGCGAAATGTGCGGCGCACAGAAAGCAGCATGGACGCACCGATCTGACGCATCAGCTCATCGTTCTCTTGCAGGGAGAGACGGAAGCGTCCAAGCGCAACCAGCGCTTTGCTGCTGTCCACCTTGATGACTTCTGTCGCCATCACACATATCCTTCGAGGTGCCCGTCACGAAAACGCAGATGACAATCTTTCTCTGACGGCTCCGGGCCGGAAAGAGACGTTTGCGGTTGTGCATTCGCAGGTTGGTCCAGCGATGCCTTTGCCGTGGCAATGTCTTTCAGAAAAGCCATTGCCTGCTCAAAGCGCTGCTGTACGGTGTCACTGATGCGCGTCTCGCGCCGGCGGCTGAACAGCAGGTACACGGCAATGTCGAGTGTCAGCGACTTAACCGTATCGCTCTGCTGCAAAGGCGTGACGTACCGCCCACGGCAGTAGCTGTCCACGCGGCCCGACGCCTCTTCGAGAGCTGCATCTACGATGGCCGTGTTCACCTGCCCGCTGTTGGCGTCGTCGGTCAGCTCGACCAGGTCCTTCTGCGACATGCGCAGCGGGACGAGGTCGCTTTGGGTCGCGTAGGCCATCGCTTACTCCGCCTTGATTGCTTCCACCACTTTGAGGGCGAGCAGCGGTTTCGCGTCCTCTTTCGTCAGCTCGACGGTCTCGCCCACAATATAGTGCTTAAGGTTGTGACGCAGCGGCTTGAGCACGCGATACGCCTCCACCGGTCCGACATTCTGTTTTTGCTTTGCCATTGCCTCTCCTCCGTTCGTGTGAAAAAGGCGCGCCATGCTTCAGCGCGCCTCAGTTGATCGCGGCGCGATTATCCCTCAATATCGCTGGGGATCGTGCCCATCGTTGGCGCAGTCACAGCGTTGAGGATCGGAATCGCCGTCTCAGGCGCGGTGACTTCGATGCCGTAGTACCAGTCCACTGAGAGCCAGTCGCGCTTGGAATCGCGGTAAGGATCAGGGAACTCAATGACGCCATAGCCGTCCACCGTGTCCGGAGGGCCAGGGAGCTGGTTCCCCTTCTCGTCTACGCCGCCCGTCCATACAAATGTTTTCAGGCAGGAGACTTCCTGCATGGTGGGCGCGGCCTGCGCGTAGGCCAGCACCGCGTTGTTGCCCCACACCCAGCTCGCGTTATTGCCTTTGTCGAGCTGAATGGCGCTTGCTACGACGACCTGCACGCCAAAGGCAGCACTCAACTGCTCCACCGACACCGCGCCCTGGGGGTTGGTGTACTTGAAGCGGTCAATGATATCCGGATGATTGCGCACCTTGGTGAACACTGGATCAGATAGCAACAGCATCATGTCGCTGTCCTGAATACCAGACTGGCGCAGCAGTGCTTTGTAGGCGTCAATCACAACAATTGGGTGCGAGCCGTCGGTACCGGTATTCGGCGTCGAAGGATAGGCGTCCCACATTGAGGTCCCGGAGAGCGTGACCCCATTGGGAAAGTTTGTGACGTTGAGCAGCGTCTGGGCGATGCGTACTTCGCGGTCGAGGTTGATTTGATTGATGAGCTGCTGGGTCAACTGTTTTTTAGTCGAGAAGCCGAGGCCAAGGCCATACTGCTCCGATTCATACGGCACGTTCCCGCTCAGCGCGTGTGATTCGCACATATATGGCTTCGTGCTGTAGCCGCGACGGACCGTGATGGGACGGTCGCCCGGAGCGCGCAGCGTGGAGCTGGGCACGCGCCAGTCATCGCGGTTCCAAACCACGTATTGGAAGCTCTGCCGGTTGACAGGCACGCGCGGCGCGAGCCTCTCGCCCACGAATGCATTGTTGCGGAACTCTTTGGCGAAGTTGCTGAGCGCAACATTCAGCGTTCCGGCTGGCATGGTAGGTACAAATGCACCCATTGATGTTTCCTCCTGCCCTCGCGGGCCTCAAATCTAAAGTCCTGCCTCAGCCCCGGCTAAGGATGCGTCGGCTGCGACAAAAAGACAAAGCCGGTGACGTAATCGCCGGCGTTGGGATTGCCGCTCAGCGAGCGGGCCACAATCCGGTTGCCCGCAGCCGCAGGCACAAACTGCCCCGTGGCATTGATGGCGAGGTCCTGCCCCGGCGTCACGGCTGCGCCGATCTGCAATACGGTCTGCCCTTCCTCGATCACAGCAATGGGCAACTCCAGCGAGACTGCGTCCTCTTCGACCACGCCCTGAATTGCTCCGCCGGCCGTTGTTGCCAGCGTTGCGTGATACTCATCCGAGCCGTAGACCACAGCCAGCCCGCGCTGTAGCGGTAATGCGGCAGGTAGCAGGCTCTCTTTGACCTGCGGGCCTTTCGGCCCTTTCACTTCTACGTTGATGTTTGTCATTGTTTCCTCTCTTTGCTTTTTGCCGATTAGCTAGACCGCGCCTGCGCGGGCCGCGCCGGGCAATGTCAGTTCGGGCCGCTCTGCCACAATCTGGTCGAGTGCTTCGGAGAAGGTGATGTTCTTTTCCTTCTGGCGCGCCTTCGCTGCATCGGTCAGCGGGTCGCCCGTTGAGCCGCTACCCGCGCGAACAGAGCCACCGCTGTAATGCGTTCCCGCTGGCACAATCTTCGGCAGACCTTCCATGAATTGCAGCAGCGCTTCGAGAGGCGTCATATCGCTGCCTTCACCGAACTCCACAGTTGCGGTCGTCTTCGCCAATTCGTCAAAGACAAGGCCGAGGCCCATCTTTTCATAGGCAGGAATCCACTTGCCCGCAGACTTCAGTCGATTGATGGCCTCTACGCTGCGCTGCTTCACTTCCGAACCCGCGATCTTCTGCTCGCGCTCGCTGAAAGCCGCGGTCTGCTTCTTCAGCTCTTCCTCAAGTTGCGCAATCTTCGCCTGAGACGGGGCGACGGCTTCGGCGACGATGCGCTTCACATCGTCCTCGCTGAACGTCTTGACCGCAGGGGCCACACCGAATTTCTCGCGGAACCATGCTTCCAAACGCTCACTAAAAGTTTTCTGATCGTTATCCAAAGTTTCCTCCTCGCCGAAGCTCACCTCAATGAACTCGCGGCCCTCGTCGCTGAATTTGACGTCCTGTAGACCTTTGACTTCCGGAGGCTGTGCGCCAAGATAGGCGACATGCCGCAGGCCGGAGATGTTGCCGCCAGCATCCTGATAGAACGCTGCCGAACGCTTCTTATAGCGGCCCGCCTTGCGGGCCTCATGGAATTTGGGATCAACCTGCTTTTCTTTCGCGAGCAACGTATCGCCGTCAAGCGCAAGGCGCTCAATCCATCCATACGCAGGGAGATTGTCTTTGGGATGGCCCACGCATACCGGGGCCTCATGATAGGCCGGGTCGTAATTGCGGATGACCCGCTCAAGATCGCTACGCGTAATCACGCCTTTGCCCTGCGCTGAGTAATCGCCAGCCCTGAAGATTTCAATCCAGGGGGAGGGCTGCTCAGCGTGCTCAGAGCTTTTGCAGTATTTGTCTTCAAAGTCTTTTGCGTCCAAACCAGCGCGCTTTGCGGCTGCGGCGATCTTGCGCGCCGTTGCCGCCATCGCAGCATCAGGAACATGCTTCTCATGTCCGAACAGCTTCAGCGCAGACTCGATGTGGTCTTTGTCAATCGGCAGGTGCCATGTAGAGATGTCCTTCGGATCGCCAACGTAAGCGAACTGGTCGGCGGTCAACGGCTTGCCATCTACTGTTTTTGTAAGTTCGGCCACGAAGCCAATGTATGCGGGCGAAAACACGATTTGAGCAAGAGAGGACAGATGCGCGAGAGGCGGAAAAGGTGCAATACTTTCGGGTACGCGGCGTAAGCTGAGATGAGAGAAAGGCCGCGTTTATTAATGAATAAGGCTGTGGAAGCCCTTCTGCGGGACAAGCAACCGGGCCAGCAGCGGCAGACGTTCCAGGCCGCTTTCATCGCTGCCTGTGGGCGCGTCTTCTTCAGGAATAGGTATAACCGAACAGCGGCAGTTGAATCCAGAAGGCGGATAGATTTTCAACCATACCGGATCAATGGCCCGCGCGCAGAAGCCATCGAGCACCGCGTGTTCCGGCCTTACGCGCAGATCGCCCACCGTCCAGTATTGCCAGAACGGAAGAGCTTCCATCATGTGCGGCTCACGCATCTGCGCAAGACGGCCTGCGCTGTATGCCTTCTGCATCGCCGTCTGAAACGCCGTGTCAAGCGTGAACGCATTGATCTGCTGCACACCCGCTTCACCGGTGAGCTTTTTGACTGCCGCGCGAAATTCCGCATCTGTCCCGCCTTTGCGCGCGATCTCGGCCAGCGCCTCTTGTACCTGCTGCACCAGCCGCACGTCGCTTGCTCCGGCAAGCGTGAAGGCATCTCTACGATACTGCGCAGTCAGCCCGTCGAAGACATCGCGCGTAACAGGGACGAGCCGCGTAATGTAATCCGCCACATCGTCGCTGGAGATGTTGAAGCTGATGCCCGCCGAGAGCAGCGCATCGTTATCGCCTTCATCGAACCGCACAGAGCCGGCGGCGGGGCTCAGCGGCAATTTGCGTTTTGTTTTGAGATAGCCATGACGCACAATCTGCAGCCGTCCCAGCAGGTCAGCGGCAGCAAGTTTGCGCGCCAGCACTTCGCTCATGCGCTGGACAAAAGCGTTGTCCCGCGTTAGGCCGTGCCACCCCAGCGACGAAGACCTGTCGCTAGGGACCCCGGATTGGACGCGCAGTTCCACTTATGCCGCCTCCATCATGGTATGGCCGCCGCAGCAATGTCGCGCGTCCGTTCGGCGAGTAGCGGTTCCGCGCCCTCCCTGAGCTGCGCAAACAGCTTGTCAAATTCGCGCAGCTCATGCTCGTTTTCCGCAAATGCTTTGTCCGACAGATTGACCTGAGGCGCGGTCGTGTTCGGCGTCAGCACCTGCTCCGGGTCTTCGCCCACGGCCATCGGCACGTCATAGCGGTCAGCCACGTAGCCAACAGTGAATTGCTTGCCCATGCGCTGCAGGCCGGAATCAATCGCGAGCCGCTTGGCCAGGTCTTCTTCCTGCTCAAGGTCAAAGCTCCACGTTGGCATCGGCGCATCCGGGCCAAAGTTCCACAGCACCAGCGGACGCACGAGCTGGCGATTGATGACTGAGGCAACAGCGCGGCACAGCTCCACCGTGCGCTTTTCGAGCGTGTCTGCATGGACTTCACCCTGCGCTTTTGCGCCTGTTCCGCCTTCATTCCCGAAGCTCGTCAGCGTCTCACCGAGAATCTTGCGCGCGATGGAGTACTGCATCGCCTGGAAGAAGTGCTCGTAGACTGCCGGGTCCTGCGTGCGTGCGATCTTCAGCAGATCGGCGTCGTAATTGAAGTTCTGCGGAACGGCAATCGCTACGTTATCAATGATCGCCTGGGCGATGGAGGCAGCCTGCTGGCGTTCGGCAACGTTGTCCGGATCGTTGTAGCGCACAACTGCTGTGCCGGGGCCTTTCTCGGCGAACTGCACCCAGAGACGTTGAATGTTGCGTTTGAACCAGCTCGGCCAGAAGACGCTCTTGAGCAGCGGACGGCCCATGCGGTTGCGCGCGCGCTTGCGATATGTGAAGACGATGAACTTCTCTTCCGGCACAGGTTCGCCAGTCGAGGCCCACGGCTGCGAAAGAAACTGCAACGGCCCCACCTGCGGCTGATAGCGCTGCCCAAAGAGAAAAAGTTCCTGCGGGCAGTCATTGATCTCAACCAGCGAAGCCTGGCCCATGCTGGTGTCGAAGACCATTTCCTGCACGCTGAAGCCATAGCCAGGCGCGTCAAGAATGCAGTCGAGCACGGAATGAAAATCCGGTAACTTTTCGAGCTGGTCTTCAATGAAGTTGGCGACATCGAGCGCCTGTTGGCTGTCATCGCCAGGCGTCACGCTGCGGTCGCGCTCCAGCACGCTCAGTCGCAACGTGTCGAGCGCATTGGCCACGTCCTCGTCTTTGTCTTCAAGCTCGCGATATAGCATGATGGCCTGCGGATGGTTGTAGACCATCGTGGCCCAAATGCTGCTCGGGTCGCGCTGTCCTCCGAAGGCGAGCGAATTGCGGTAGAGCGAGATCTGCGCTTCATACAGTGCCTGCAGCGAGACGATCTCGCCTCGCTGCGGCAGCGGCGGCACGGCCTGAGTCTGTTCATCGGCCATCAGAAGTAGCCCTCCAGTCTGGTATAAGAAGCGGGCACAGGCGGTGCCTGTATCCCAAGCTGAATCGGACTGGACTCAGCAGCAAAGTCGGCGAGCGCTTTTGCCCAGAAAGCATCGGCGTGCGCATATTTCTTTTTCCTGACGCCGCCCGCGACCGCCGTATCCACCTCGATCCGTGGCGCGTCAAAGGTCACGCCGCTGGCCGTGGACTCTCGCTTGATGGCCATCAGCTCGGTGCGCACTTGAGGCGAGAACGGAATCCGGCTCGCGCGCTTTTCAAATTTCTTCTTGATGCGCACGGCAAGGTCGGTCTTCATCTTTACGCCGTTGTCGTTACTACCCGCAAAGCTTACGCCCATGATGCGCCCGGCGTTCTTTTCCTCGAGGCCATCCACCAGAGCAACACCCATGCCCGTGCGGTCAATCGCCGTGCGCAATGTATGTTTCACCACTGGATTCAGCAGCCGGATCTGCTTCGGAAATGGCGTCGCGTAAATCCAGACCACGGCGCGCGTCCAGGAAACATCGCCGATCTGCTCATCAAGCCAGAGCGTCGTGGCATCATGGTCGCGGCCCACGTCAATGCCCGCGTAATAAATGCCGCCCATTTCCATCTTCTGCACGATTTGGTCGAGCGCAGTGTCCGGTGAATCCGGCCCCAGCACGATGAGCGGGCAATCAAGCTGCGGCTCTTCGCACATACTGACCAGATCGAGCGGCAGCCAGGAGCCGGTGCTCTTCAGGAAGACGCAATAGAACTCCTGCGCGATGATGTCTTCGTCTTTGATGAGATCGCGCATCTCCTGCATATTGATTGGGCAACCGTCTGCGATGGCCATGTCCGCATTGATCCAATGCACCGACCAGCCTTTGTAAGTGGTGAAGTTGTGCGCAGGAGGAACACCATCCATCAGTCCCAGCTCTTTGCAGAGATCGTAGAACTTGCCCTGTTCGCCGTTCGGCGTCGAGAGCACGCGCACTTTGTGGCCCAGCGCCACCTGCCGCGTAATCGCGGCCCAGATGGCATAGCTCTCTTCATGGTGCGCAAATTCATCGAGGATGGCGTTGCCGGGATATCCGCGCGCCGTGCGCGGATTGGCAGGCAGCGCAATCAGCCGGGCGCCATTCGGCATCACGATGCGCTGCTGGATGGCTTCGATCCTGCCCAGCTCGTCCCACCAGTCTTCATCCTGATAGAGCTGCGCCGCGCCATACATCAGCTCGATGAGCTTGTGGCAGGTTTCGATGAACTCGACCGACTGCGCCTTTGATGCGCTGAGCACGGTCCATGTGGTGTTAGGCGTGATGAGGCAGTCCTCAACCGCTTCAAGGCCGGTGGCAAAGGAGAAGCCAATACGCGCAGACTTCACCGCGATCTTGAAGCGCGATTTGTCATTGATCCAGCGCTTCTGATATTCACGCAACGGCAATGCGGGGGACATCTCAGGCATGTTCTTCCACCTGCTCAACCGGAGGCAGACCGAAGACGCGCTCGCGCAGACGGTTCAGGTCTTTGACGGTAAGTTCGCCTTTGCTGAGTTTCTTAGCGGCCTTTTCGGTTTCGGCTTCGAGCTTGCGGCGCGTCAGCTCTTCGCGGGCCTCAAGCGCTTTGATCTTGCGCTCATCCACGGCTACAGCGCGCTCGCGGATATCATTCGAGCGCGATTGCTGCACAATTTCCGCCAGCGCCAGCAGCGCCCGGGCAGCGTCTTTCTGCGATTTGCTGTCGGTCGCCTGCAACATGCCGAAGATGATGTCGCGCGCGGCATTCATCACCGCTTCGTTGGTTTTGTCGAGTCCGGCGGATGCGAAGACTTTCGCAATAGAGCGCGCCTGCTCAGCGCGTTCCAGGACTTCTGCCGCTACCTGCTCCACGCGCATGTCATACCAGCGGTGCAGGTTCGAGTGAGGAATACGCAGGCCCGGGAACAGCTCAAGAACAGAGGTGGGCAGCGCGTCCCAATTCACAAAACCGCCCTTGTTCAGCGGCAGCGAGGAAAGCTCTTCGATCTCAATCCACGTCTTGCCCTGTGCGCGCAATTGCTGGATGGCCTCGCGCACCTCGACCGGGAGCCGGTCTATCCTGAGAGGCTGTCGTGTGCGGCGCTTTTCGCCCGTCTTTGGTCGTTTCGCCATAGCGCCTCAATCGAACAAAACATCTTCGTTGCTTTTGCGCCGCGTCACCAGGCCGATGCCCGCCGGCGTCAGTTCAATCTGCCTGATCTCCGTGCGCCCGGTGTACTCGTTCGTCTCCTGCTCGAAGCGCAGATAGCCAAGAATCTGGAGGTCCTGCAACATAGTCAGCACCTGATTGCGGCCCATGTTGTAGCCCATGTCCTGCAGAATGCACCAGACTTCGTAGTCATCCATGCGCGACATCTGCTGCTCATGGCCGTAGCGCACCATCTTGAGGATGATTCCCCGTTTACGCCTGATCTGTATCAGTTCCGCGCTCATCTTTTTTCAGACCTTCCCAAGGCATCTTTGCGTGCAACCGCCGCAGCGAGTCACCCACCGCTTCCAGCATTTCGTCCTGCCGGTCCAGCCGCTCATACAAGTGAGGCAGCTCGCGCGATACATAAATGCTCATTCTCTGTACTTCTTCAAACTGGCGGCTCCCCTGGTCCGCCAGGCGTGTCAAAGCATCAGCCGTCCGCGCCGATGCCTGCGCGCCTTCCTTCGCACTTTCAGCGATCATCGTTACGCTCTCGCGCAGCGTGGCATTTACCCCGGAAAGGAACGAACCCAGCGTGAAGATGGCCAGCAGCGCAATCAGAAAGGCAGGACCCCACGATTGCAGCAAGGCGAAGGCTTTTTCGGGCTGGCGCTGAAGCAGCTCATATCCGCCCAGGATGACCGCCGCGCCACTGGCCCCGCCCAGCGCAATGCTCACGCTGCGAAACACTCCGGTGCGAAAGCCAATCCGGACATCCGTCGAATGCCCTTTTCCACCCAGATCAAGACCCGTCATAGACACCCACAAAACCCGGAACAGGACCCAAATCGCACCCCCGATTTCCGAAAACTGCCAAATCTGCCATCCCGACCCGTTCTGGAATACCCAAATTAAATCTGACAAAATTTTTTAAGGCGTTTTCTCTGCCCGGATGACCCTTACCCCCATCCGAAGCCTTTCGACGCCTTAAAACGGCTTTAAACGCGAAATTTCGCGTTTTACGAAAAATCAACAACTTACGGCCTCTGCCCGGGACGGCCACTTCCAGACCCCCGTGATCTCGAATCCTTCACTCCAGACGGCCACAATTACGGCAGGAAGAACTTGTGCCTGGTTCCCACCCCATGCCTCCTGCTCGGCAGCAGTCGGAAGATAATGAACAATTCGTCCAATCGCCGGTTTCAATTCCGCTCTCCTTTTGCCTCTGCCCACGCCGGACGCTGGTTGGCTTTCCGGCGTGGGCTTCGGCGACCTCATCATCAAAAAAAATGCCGCTAGACCTTTTTGCTCAGCTCGTCCTTCACGACGGCAATCTCCTGCTTGATGCGGACTTCCACGCCCTGCAGGAGCTTCTCAACATACGTTTTGATTTCGCTGATTATGTTCTTGCCGAAGACCCGCTCCACCAGCAGCCCGGTCGCCAGTCCCACGCCTGCGCCAATCAGAAATTCCATTTGCATCCTCCTATTCGGACGGCTTTGGGTTTGCCGCCCGGTTACTCCACGCCTCAGTCAAGCGGTTCACGCCATAAGTCGCCGCCGCGATGGCAGAAACAAAACCCGTGAGCGCTCCCACAAACTCCGCAACTTCAGAGAGCCGCAACGGACTCCGCACCAGAAACAGCAGCCCCGTAATCCATCCGCAGGCGAAGACCACAACCAGCAACAGGCACAGCCGCGAACTGGAGCCGACGCCGTCCTCGCTCAAAACTTCGCGCAGCCATGCCTTGATTGCGCTTACCACTTGTGTCCCGCCGCATAGCCAACACCCGCGCCGATCCCAATCCATTTCGCCGCAATCAGCGTGCGATGCAGCCATGTGCCGCCTTTGGCCGTGGCCTGCCATCGGTCGCGCTGCATCTTCGTGGCATTCAGTTCGGCAGTGAGGTCAGTTTTGTCTTTCGCACAGGCATCAAGCTTCGCCTGTGTCTCGTCGCAGGAGAGCTTGTAATCGCGCAGCGTGGACAGATCTGCCGCCGGAATCTCGACCACCGGCGCGGACGGCAGCGTCGCCTGCTTGCCGTCAATCACCGTCGTAATTGCAGGCCGCTCGACCACCGTCATCGGCTGCGGCAATTTCGGAAAGAGCTTTGCTGTACCCGCCACGAACTGTTGCGGCGTGATGGGCTGTTTCTTCTGCCCTTCAAGCGCTGCAATTTTCTGCTGTAAATCGGCTGCTGTTTTCGCCTGGTCGGCTTTGGCTGCGTCAATCACTTTCTGCTGCGCAGCCTGCACATTTTCGGCCTGCACGCGGGCCTTTCGCTCGCGCTGCCATTCGTGCGCGGCAAAAATCACACCAGCAATCAGCAGGATGATCAGCGCAGCATCAATTCTTTCGCGCGTGGTCATGCCGCCACCTCTGCCTGGTTCGCGGGCGGCTCCGGCTGAATGTCATACTGCGTGAGGTCATATTCCTTCACCAGCGACATCAGCAATGCCGCATAGTCCGGATTGGTGGAGTAACCGCAGCGCTGAAGCTGCCCGGCGAAGGCCAACACATCATTGCGCACAGCCATCGCTGCTTTATAACGCGGGGCCAGCGCCAGCAGCCGCGCGTGCGCGGCAAAGCACATTGCAGGCGAAGGGTATTTGGCGAATGCGGCCATCACAGACGTTCTGCGCCCGTCCACAAACTCGATTGTCGGAAATTCTTCATAGCTGTCCGGCAAAGCATTCGCCGTCGCCTTGATGCCGAAATAGTTATTGCACTGCTTCGCCAGCGCGCTCTGCCCCCAGCCAGATTCAAGAATGGCCTGCGCAATGGTGATCGAAGCCGGAACGCCATAGACGCGCTGCGATGATTGCGCGGCGGGCACCACGTTGCGCAGAAAATCCGATTGCTGCTGGTTCATACCGCCGCCTCCGGCGTGGCAACAGCCACGGCCTGCGCTTCACACGCGGCGCGACGCGTCAGCCAGCATTTGGGGCAGAAGTGGAACAGGACAAAACAGAAGACGCGCGAGGTACCCTTGCCGCGAAAGACGCGGGAGCAGTGCGAACATTTGATAGCGCGGCCTTGTTTCGGCATCGTCTCACCTCAGCCGAACGGCCAACCCGGGAGCGCTGCGCGGAGCAGTCAAGCACTTCAACCGGTCCGCGAGTTACACGCTCTGCTCTGGCACTCCGCGATTCTCCTTTCGGTGAAGTCGCGGCTTCCGACCGTTCAGGTCTGTGGTGAGACTAAAGGGCAGCAACGCTGCGCTATGAGAAAGCAGGAGAAGTAGGAAAAGATGCAATAGGTGGGCTCAGCTATTCAGAGAGTCTCATTAGCCGGCTTCGATGAGCGTGAGCGCTTCGGAAGATTCGCCTTCGACTCCATATGCAACCTGGCCAGTGCCCGCAGCAGGAAGTCTGGAAAACCCGCGAAGACATCTTTTGTCTCGAACCCGATATTTCGCGCAGTCTGCGTTCCCTTGCAGATGGCGAAGCCATAATCATACCGCGTGAATGTGGCAATATCTTTGTATTTGAAGCGGATGGCTTTGTGACTCCCGCGAAAGAGAACGGCACGGTCCGTCAGCGCGAGCAGCCCCGCATCTACCGGAATATATCCCTCGCTGATAGAAGCCGGCGATGAGTTGCCCCCATGAAGATACACTCCGGGCGCAACGCGCACGCTCATTCCTGCATAGCCGCGCATGGAAGAACGCACGACTTTGTCTTCCATGTATTGCGTATCCGGGAAGGCCCAGACGATGACTTCTCCGGCTTCAAGGTTGAAGGGGCTGCGTTCCACTACACAGCGCTGTGGAATTTTCCCTTCATCCAGGTCGCGCATGGCGCAGAACCGGACGAGCTTGTTCCACCCTGCATTCGGGATTTTCTCCCGCTCGAACTTGTAATGATTGAGAAGCGCTCCCGCAAGCGACTCTTCGGCTGCCGTCGGAGGCTGGTTCCCGCCGACCAGGTCACCGATCCAAGCGCAAAAAGCCCGCCAGAGGACCTCATTTTTTCCGTCAGCGATGGGATCAAGCAATGAAGTGAGTTCTTCGACGGAAACAGCACCCGCCGGAGCTGAAGCCATCAGGGTCTTCGCTTCCTTCGCCATGGCAGTGGTCTGGTTTTCTTCTTCAATACGCTGCTGCTTAAGGCGCGCATGTTCCTCTGCGCACTCCGGATGCTCATGCTTAAAAATCCCTACCCACTTGCCGCAGAACTTGCATTTGCCGAATCCCGCTTTCGGCTCTTGCTCCAATAAAGGCAGAGGATCATCAAAGATAGGCATTTTTCTTCTCCCGGTTGGGATCCAAATTCTTTTCTTATCGCAGGTCCTTAATGCATTTTTCCGCTTTTTCAGCGGCTTCAACAGCAATATTCTGGCGCAACCGTGTGTCTTCTATTGACATGGAAGAATTTAACGATTCCACAGCTTCCAGATATTCCTGAACGCACTTCACAATCTGTTCATCTTTTGTGTTCAGGCCATATGATTCCAGCGCAATCAGCCGTTGGCGCGCGGCCAGATCAGCTTCCAGAAATGCCGTGTTACCCTGGTAATCAGCTACAGTTTCAACTGCACCATAGGCTTGTAGTATCTCCGAGCGGATAGCGCGCCGATGCAGTACGTAGGTAATTGCGCATGATATGCCCGCAAGAATCGCAACGCTGAGAAGTAATAAAACAGTCTTTAAAGGCTTCTGCATTTTTTCTTCTTGTCATGAGTTCAACAACGCAGATCAAGGATAAAGCGGTACAGCTCTTATATTCTTTTTTTTCTATTTGTGACATCAGGGCCGGGAGCGTCAGCGATCCACTTCACAAGACGGCCAACAATACTTCCATTTCCGCTAGGCCGCAATAACCGCGCCTCAGCATTTGGCCGCAAAGGTAAAAGAAGATAGGCCGATCCGTCTTTGCGGAGTTTCATTGGCTCGATACCTTCCTCCGTTCGGACAGCAACAATTTGTCCGATTAAACGATCGGGGTCGCGCCAATGAACATCAATCAGGCCAATAATTTCCCCTTCCGTGAACAGGGAACTCAGGTTAGAGAATTTTACGGCGTGGATGGCAGATTCTTGAGGGAACCATCCGGCAGGCAAAGGCAGAGAATCATCTATATTCACAGCTTCCAGAGCGTCCTTCGTCCCTAGTTTTTTAGGGTTTTTTAATAAAGGGATTTTACGCACCGGATTAACGATAGGTAAAGGCTGCATTGCGCCTTTGGCTGTGGGAATCGCTTTGGCGACGACCTCAGTGGTCGCCATAAGAATTTCAGGTGGCATGGGCGAACCCAGAAAGTAGGTGTCTGGCACTCCAGCTTGGTCGAGGAAAAACATCTTGTCTTCAGGGTCTTCTGCCAGCTTTGCTATCCGCACAAAAGCATCCGGAGTCGGGCGGTTCTTTCCCTTTTCCCAATTGGAGACAGTCCCCTGGTTCGCGCCGAGCGATACAGCAAACGCGCTTTGATTCATCTGCAACTTTGTCCGAAGGGCCTTAATTCTACTCCCGATATCATCAGCGCGTTTTTTTTTCACAGGCACACACTTTTCCCTTGACGGAATATGAAAGCGCGCATTATGCTCACTTTCATAATGACGAGATATTCCACGGTTAATGTTATCCGAATCAGAGCGGAACTTGAAAAGGCCGCTCGATATCGTGGGATTTACACCAGGGTTGCTCGCCAACTTGGCGTTTCCTCCCACCACGTTAAAGAGGTTGTTATGGGTCGCCGCCACTCCGTGAGAGTGATGCGAGCGTTCAAGCAGGAATTCAGCAAAATCGTTTCGGAGCGTGCTGCATGAAATCATCACATGCACAGTTTCCGAGGCAAGGTGCTTTATCTGCAACGGCTAGCTCTTCAGAGAAATTTTCCGGGAACAACCAGACCAACTTATTCCAATCGGCTTCTGAGGTGCAGTTTGGCTGCTTTGATGATGGCGAGTTGGTACGAAAGGTCCTTACGGACTCGATCAGGAAATGCAAGAAAAGCCGCGCACAGCTTGCAGAAGAAATCAGTTTTCTCAGCGGACGCAAGCTAACGGAAATATCACTTAACAAATTCACCGCCGAGAGCCGAACAGATTACCGCTGGCCTGCAGAACTTGACCGGGCCTTCTGCCATGCGACCGGGGATGACACACTGCTGCGCTGCCGGGCAGAGCTTGCCGGCTATAGGCTCATCACCGCCGACGAAATTGAGCTTTTGGAACTTGGCCGCGAATATCTTCGGCAAAAGCGGGCAAATGAACGCGTTCAGCTCTTAGAAAAACGGCTGCAAGGGGTGGAACTGTGACCAGACGCACTCACCGCGCCAATGATGGCGTTTCAATTCGCAGCGTTTTGAATAGGGCGATTAAACGCTCCGGGAAAAGCAGGGCGCAAATAGCAGACGACATGAGCAGGCTTCTTGGTGTTCGGGTAACTGAACATATGCTTAATGCCTTCACTGCCGAGGCAAAATCAGCGCACCGCTGGCCTGCGGCATACGACATCGCTTTCTGTGAAGCCGTGGGAGACTACAGGCTCCTGCGTGATCGCGTGCGCCGTGCAGGTTTTCGCATGGTCGGACACAAAGAACTTCGTCTGATCGCGATAGGCATAGCTTATGCGAGAAAGCGAAAAGCCGAGCGGTTCCTTGTTGATGTCACCGGGGAGGAAGAATGAGCGCGCAGGCGGCAATCTACGTTCTGCCTGCGTCAACGGCACCGGAGCAGGCAGGTGAGTGGCTGACCACTGAGCAAGTGATGGCGGTCACAGGCTGGAGCGACCGTTGGTTGCGGAAGCAAGCCGAGATTGGCAATATCGTCTCGCGTGAATCCGGCCAGTTTGCGCGAAATGGCCGTCGCATTCGTGAATATCTTGCGGGGTCCTTGCCGCCGGAGGCCCGCAGGAAGATGACTGGTGGGGAGCAATCCGTGAGCGCACCGCAACCCGCCGCTCTTACGCTCTTCACCAGTCAGCCCTCTGACACGTTGGCGCGCGTGACGCTGCCCGACCCGGAAGACCAGGCGCAGGCAGAACAGCGCCTTGCGGTTCTCGACCCCATCGTCAATTACAATCCGGAGCGCTACGCGCAACTTCGCCTCAGCGATGGCCGCGCGGTCACGTCGCGCTCGCGCATGGTGCTGTATCAGGCGGAGACACACAGAATTTCTCAGCGCACGGTTAAACTCTGGCTGAAGCGTTACCGCGATGGTGGGTTCCCAGCGCTGGCCGACAAGCAACGCGAGGACAAGAACACTTCGCGCTGGTTCCAGCAGCACCCGAAGGCCGCTGCGCTGGCGGCCTATCTCTACCTGAATTGCAGGCAGAGTTATCGCGTCTGCCACGAAGCGATTGTTCAGGATGCGGAGCTGCTCGGCGTGACTCAACTGCCGAGCTACAACACCGTCCGCAACTGGCTGGCCAGTGCGCCGCCTTCTCTCCGGACTTATGCCCGCGAGGGCCGCCGTGCATATCAGGAGCGCATGGCCCCGTATCTCAGCCGCAGCTACAGCGATGTGTTTGCCAACCAGATATGGGTCAGCGATCACATGATCCATGACGTGGAGGTGATGAACGATTGCTTCTTCGAAGCGCCGTATGGCGCGCCGATTCGGCTGCGCTTTACCTGCCTGCTGGATTTCCGCTCGCGCTATGTCGTGGGCACGAGCTGGGCGTGGGAAGGCAGCTCGCGCTCGATTGCCACAGCCATGCGCCGGGCATTCGCCCAGCATGGCCCATGCGAGCATTTCTACTGCGACAACGGCAAGGACTACCTGAAGGTTGCCAAAGGCGCGCTGCCTGCGTATCTGTCCGACCCGGAAGAAATTCGCGGCTGGCATGAGCGCGAAATGCTCGAGATCGAACAGCAGGGAATTCTGGCCCGGCTCGGCATCAAGGTCACGCATTGCATCGTGCGTCATCCGCAATCGAAGCATGTGGAGCGCTTTTTCGGCACCCTGCATCAGCAGTTTGATAAGCGTTTCTATCAGAACTACACCGGAGGCGCTTCGCACCTCCGTCCGGATGCCACATCTGCCGCAATGCAGATGCACCGCAAGCTGATGAAGCATGGGCGTGTGGATGAGTCGCTGCATCCCCCGGCAAGCGTCTTCATCGCGTTGTGCATGGCATGGATCGAAGAATATCACCAGCGCCCGCACTCCGGCGAAGGCATGGACGGACGCACTCCGGCTGAAGTCTTTGCATCGGAGCAGAATCCCGCGCGCGGCGCGCAACGTCTGGATAGCCAGTCCCTTGCGCTCCTGCTTGCCGAGCAGACGCGCCGCAAGGTGCGCGAGTGCGCCATCGAGCTGAACAAACGCCGTTACATCCACTACGACGCAGTCTCACGCGATGTCCTGCACGAGATGAATGAGCGCGAGGTCATCGTGGCCTACGATCCGCTCGATCCGGACGGAGTCGCAGTTCTCGATGCCGGCGGGCATTTTCTTTGCTGGGCGCGTGCTGAAGAGCGAATCGGATTCGATCCTGCCGACAAAGAAATCCAGCGCCGGATTGGCGAGAGCATGGCAGACCGCCGGCACTTTGAAAAATCCGTGCGCAATGCGTTGGACAGCATCAGTCTCGCAGCGCGCGCAAATGGCGCGCGGCCCCCCGTCGCGATGCTCGCTGAACGCGCGAAGGTTTCCCCCATCGTAGAGAACGCGCTGACACACCGCGCTCCCAAACTGAAACCCGATCCTGAAGCAGCCGCGCCCCCGTCGGCTGCCGATATCGCAGCTAATTTTCTGGAGGCACTCAAGTGAGGAAAGGGGAACACCGCGAATACGGTATTCGCCGGATTGACAACGACAACAGCCGGCGCCTGGAGGCAAATGCCCGGGAGCGCCGCAATCACATTGTCGCGGTCAAGGACTACATCCAGCGCGCGGGCCTGCACCCGAATGACTTCGCGCGCCGCATCGGCTATTCCGGCGTCACGCTCGGCTTCTACCTGCGCGATATGTACCACGCCGCCGCGGGCAATGACGCGCGCATTCGCAAAGCCATTGATGAGTACATGCGCGCACACCCGATAGAACCGCCGCACCGCGTGGTCGGCGAACTATATGACACGGCGAACGTGCGCATGATCCGTGACACCTTCCAGAAGCTCCTCCCAAAGCCGGTCGCTTATATGATCTATGCGCCTCCGGGATCGCAGAAGAGCTTTGTGCTGGAGCACGAGGTTGCGCGGCTCAATCGGGAAGAGCTGGCAAAGAATGGACATGGGCGTCGCGCCTATTACGTCTACGCACGGCAGAACCTGCGCCCGCGCGATCTGATGAAGCGCGTGGCCGCGGCCTGCGGCTCGCAGGCAGGGAATGACATTGACCGGATGCTCTCGAATATTCGTTTCGATTTCCAGAACCGTCGCGTGCTGCTCGTAGTGGATGAGGCCCAGCATCTGGAGATTGAGTGCTTCGAGGTTTTGCGCGAGCTGCTCGACCAACCGCCATTTTTTTCATTGCTCTTTGCCGGGTCGCATGACCTGAAACAAAAATTCGACCGTTTCTCGGCCACTCTGGAGCAGTGGAACTCGCGCATCATCGCCAAAGTCAAACTGCCCGGCCTGCTGCGGGAAGAAGCGCACGGCATTGTGCGCCGTGAGATCGGCGCCCTGCTCGCGCCGATGCAGCCCGAAAAAGCCACAGCGCTGGTCGAAAAGCTCATTGACCAGGCCGTGACGAAGGACGCATTTGAGCGGGGCCGCACCTACATCAACATCCGCACGCTGACCAACGCGCTCGACCAGATTCGTCAGTCAGCCACCGAAGCCAGTGAAACGAAGGAGGCAGTGGTCGCATGAATTCCTACAAAGAAGTTCTGCGTTGCAAGTACGGCATGATTCGCTTTGAGGCTGCGCATGTAGACCCATTGCTTGGCGGTGTGCCGCCTGAAGACGTCGAGATCACGGTACATCCGCGTAAGCCTCGCAGCCTCGGCGACATGCTTTGCACTGTGTTTCTGCTCACGGTTGTGGTCTGGCTGCTGGTCGAAATCGTTCCGGCATTCTTTGATGGCCGCGTGGCCCAGGCGGTGCAGTAGCCCATGATCTGCACACCAGTCAAACTCGACACCTGCACCGCGATTCTGTGCAGAAGTGGCCGTAGGCCGCGATGCAAATTTTGCAACACCGGCGTTGCCACGAAGCTCTGCGACCATCCAGTCCTCAACGGCACCTGCAATGCACCGATGTGCGACCGCTGTGCTACGAACATCGGGCCGGAGATGGACTACTGTCCGCTGCACACCCGGCACCGCGAAAGACAGCAATCGCTCTTCGCGGCAGAAAAGGAGACACGCTGATGCAATACCCAAACTATTGCTGCGATGTATGCGGCAAAGACAAAGGCGAGACAAACCACTGGTTTGCCGTGTGGGCGATCAACGAAATGGAGTTCAAAGTGTTGCCTTGGCAGGAAGCAGTCGAGACTTCCAGTCTTGAGAACTGTCAGCACATCTGTGGCGAAGAATGCCTGCACAAGCGGCTCTCACAGTGGCTCGATATCAACAGCAAAACCACACCTGCATCACCGGAGGCAGTATGACACCTGAAACCATTCGTCCCACGCCGGAGCAGATTGATGCGCTGGCCGAACGCTATGAGTCAGTCAAACAGGAATTGAACGAGAAGAAGGCCGAGTTCGAGTCCATCGAGCAGGAAGCGATTGCGATGGTCACGCAATATGGTATGGTCCCGCCCTATGCGGAGAAGTCGCGGCGTCTGCGCGGCCACCTGGCAGAGCTGACCGTTACCAAAGGCGACACGCTCACCGTCAATGATGATCGCGTCACAGACCTTAAAGAAGCGCTGGAGGCCAATGGCCGGGGCGAGTTCTTTGGCCGCCTGTTCACGCTGCGCTCGAAGTATGAAGTGGTAGAGGGCGCAACCGATGCACTCAAGACCGAACCGCTGCCGAAGCGACTGGCCGAGAAAGTCCTCAACTTGTGGGGACGCTGCATCACCGTACGTTCAAAGAAACCATCTCTCAAAGTCGTGATCGCTGGCTCAAATACGCCAGCGAAGAAAGGCAGAAAGCAATGACTATGCAGCACACGCTCAGCGAGCGCGAATTGCAGGAATTGTGCATCCTGCAGGAACTGGCATCCGGATACAAGTCATCCATCGAAATAGCGCAGGCGCTCTGGGACAACAAATGGTCTATCTCGCTCGATGAGATCAGGCAAAGAATCAATGAGCTGTCCCAATACGGCCTCGTCCAGATTACGGTCATGAATCTTGTGAGCATTACGGATGCAGGCAAGCAACGCTTGGATGATCTCATCCAAACACGCGATGAGAAGGGTGAGTTCCGCGATCTCGTGGAAAAGACCACAAAATTCCTCGATGAGCATTATCCGGAGTTCGGGCGAAAGCACGCCACCGAAGAGCTACAATCCATCAACGTGCAACTGAGCGAAGATGCCCTCGACGCCTGGTGGAACATGCTCTCGCCGGCGCAGAAGGGCGAAGTCGTCAGCAGCCAATGGGAGAGCGAGCTGGCCAGCAAGATGCAGCTAAGCTTCTGCAAGAGGGCCGCACGATGAAGACGCTGGCTACATTGTTGAAGATAGCCGATGACAACATCGAGCGTGCGCGTGAAGAACTGACGTTATTGCGCCTGTATGTTGACATTCCCCACAAGCGAGTGGAAGAGTTTCGCGCACGCATGTCTGCCACCGTGTGCTTCGACCTCGCCATAAAGAGCGCAGCAATCAAGCGCAGAAAGATGGTGCAGTGATGCTGCGCACTTTTATTGCTCTTGAATGCGATTCGTGCAAAAGGATGTATCCCAGCACAGGGCTGAGGGACGGAGCGTTCATCACTCCCCGCGATCTGCGCGATGACGCGCGCTGCGATGGATGGTCGCGCCGCAAGCTGGAAAGCGGGCGGATGCGAGAACTCTGCCCGGACTGCGCAAGAAAAGCGGGGAAGCGATGAACGGGCATTTGTTTCCAGACCGTGTGATTGAAATTGACCAGTACATTGCCAGCCTGCTGGTGGGCGAGAGCGGTGGCCCTCTGGGCCTGCGCCTCCAACCGGAAGAAAAGGCCGTGCTCCAGGCCATCCGTTACCATCGCGGCGCAGGCAATGCCTTGCCGATCCGCGAGCTGACGCAGCGCCTGAAGATGAGTGACCGCCAGATCAAACTTATCGTGCGCACGCTGCGCATCAGCTTCCGTCTGCCCATTGGCAGCTCGAAGCATGGCACAGATGGCGGTTACTTCATCATCATCACGCCGGAAGACCAGGCGGTCTTTCTGAAAGGTCCGCTCGACCAGATACGCGCCGAACTCGAAGTCGTGCGCGCCGTGGCCGGCCACCAGTCCGCGCTGGAGCTGCTCGGCCAACTTCAACTTGAGGCAAAGCAATGAACGAGCGGAAGACAAAGCCGTGCTGTGTCGCCGGCTGCAATGCCGTTATCCGAAGCGAATACCTGATGTGCGCCCGTCATTGGAAGAAGGTTCCTCTGCGCATCCAGCATGAAGCCTGTCGCACGTTCGATGAATGGAAGCGGGGAGGCAGCGTCCGCGCTTATCTTCTCGCCACGGTCCGCGCCCAGATCGCCGTTGCAGAAGCCGAAAAGAAAACGCGCATGATTGAGGTTCTGGAAAAAGAGATCGCCGCCATTGAGGCCCGCATAGCAAAGAAACCCGAGGTGGTGGCATGAGGCTGCGGAAAATAATCCTATGCGTGGACGATAACGAAACCGTCCTGGGACTGCGCCGAATTGTGCTGGAAACACACGGCTTTCGCGTGCTGACGGCAATGAGTGGCGAGGAAGCCATTCTGATATTTGAGCAGCAGCGGCCTCACCTGGTGCTCACTGACCTCATCATGCCTGGTATGAATGGCAACGACCTCGCAGCACGCCTGAAGGATATAGACGCCGAGGTACCAGTAATTATTTATAGCGGTGCCACGATGAACTATTCTGCCGCGCACCATGCAGATTCCTTTTTGCCAAAGGGTGCATCTGCTGCCGAAATGCTTTATCGCGTAAAACTGCTTACGGCCCGCAAGCCGGGGGCACACAAAAAGAACCTCGCCCAATCGGTAGCATCAAGTGAAGCCCTACGGAGGTCAGCATGACCTTCCGCGCCATCGCCCAACAAATCGGCGAGCTGGTCGAGCAGAAGAACGCTGCCTACGGCAACAGCTTTGCCAAGACGGGTGAGTTTCTCGGCCTTTTGTATCCAAACGGTATTTTGCCGGAGCAGTACGATGATGCGCTGCTCATCACGCGCATTTTTGACAAGCTCCAGCGCATTGCCACGGACTGCGATGCGCTGGGCGAATCACCATACAGAGATATTGCAGGGTACGGCATCCTCGGCGCCTCCCTGCATGAAGTGAAACAGGGGAAGGAGAACGATGCCACTTCAGTGCCAGCGGCCAGGATGCAGCAATCTGGTCAAACATCCCAGAATGAGGTTTTGCAGCGAGGCGTGCGTGCTCGCCGACTTCCGCGCGGAGCTTCGCAGTCAGATATGCGAACAATGCGGAAAGAAACGCAAACGCGGAAGACCACGAAAACAGAAAAGTAAGGACTGAACGATGGAAGCGAAGATCACACCCGCACAGATGAAGCGCCTGCAGGTGCTGTATGCACAGCTCGTACGCAGCACCTTCGATGGTGGTGACGGCAGCCGTGAAGCGCGGCTGGCCTGGGCCTCGCAGCTTGTCTGCCGGAAAATATCTTCGTTCAGCGACCTGACTTTCAACGACGCGAAGCACCTCATTGATATCACGCAACAGCAGCTCGGCGTGAAAGCACCGGCAAAAAAGCGGGAACGGCTCAGCCGTGAGGCCGCCCTGCAGGCGGGCACAGAAGGCCGTCGCGATGGCTCGCCTGATAAACATACGCTCGTAGGCCCGCACGACCTCGCGCGAATTCAGTACGCACTCGACCTACTCGGCTGGACACAGGAGCAACTCGAAGCATGGCTCCGCTCACCGCGCTCTCCTTTGGGTAAGCGCTCCAATCCAGCAATCCGTACCGTCGGTGACGCAAACCGCGTCTGGTGGGCACTCAAGCGCATGGCGCAATCGCGCGGCGTGTGGAGAGATGAAGGAGAATACAGGAGACGGACCGCATGACGCTTGAACGCGCAGCGAGATTACTTATCGAAGCCGCAACCGAAGCCATTCTTACCCACGAGAAGACCGCCAGCGTGGTGCGCCAGCTACATACTGCTGGCATTCGCGTAAACGGAGTGATGATTGAAGCGTTGATAGAGCGGCTGCCTGAACACATCCAGTCAGATGCCGATTTCCTGCGGAAATTGCATATCGTGCCCGATGTCGAGGTGCGCGAATGAGCTTCCGCGTGCCAGACCAGCTTCTGTTACCGTGGCACCCGCGCCGCACCATCTCGGCTGCGCGCGCGGCGGAGATTCTCGATGTTTCCATCAACACCATTTGCCGCATGATCGAAGACGGCACTCTTCAGGCGTACAAGATCCGCCCGGACAAGTGGAACAGCCCGTGGCGCATTAACTACGACTCACTGATGAAGTACGTGGACACTCTGCATGAGCGCAATGGACTCGATAAGCGCTATGTGAGCGAATAGGCAGCTTGCAGCTATTGCATCTGTCGCTGCATTGTCAGCAGAAAGCACGCCACAACCGCATCATGTTCTCATGGCAGGCTATACGACCGTCAGCGCATCGAACCTGACCGATGCAAGCGGCAATAAGATCAGCAACGCCACAATCAGCTTTCAGCCCTGCAATTCCAGCGGCGTGCCGCTCTCTTTTCAGGTGAATGGCAGCGGGCAGGCAATTGATACGCCGATCACAGCGCAGGTCAGCAATGGAGCATTCTCTGTTCAGCTTGCTGACACATCGCTGACCAATCCGAAAAACATCGCCTACAAAGTCACGGTCATTGACAACACCAGCGGCAATAACCTGCTCGGTCCCGGATACGTCATCCAGCCCACAGGGTCCGCGTGGAGTTTTGATAGCTTCATTCCCAATCTGCCTGGGCTGCCTACGCTGATGGCAGTGCCAACGCCGCATAATCGCGGCAACTGGGCACCCAACACTCTCTACAATCAGCTCGATTATTTTTTCTACCAGGGCAGCAGCTATATAGTGAATCAGTCATATCAGAGCGGGTCCACGTTTGGCTCTGTAGACACTGCGAACACCAGCCTGTGGGCCGCCGGCGGCACTTTGTCCGGCACGCTTTCTGCTCCGCTGGTAGCGCCGCAAGGCGCGACCATCACCGGTGGTCTGACGACTGACACGCTCGCGACGTCGAGCCGCAAGCAATATGCAATTGCAGGCAGCACGCAGCGCATTGGCTGGGTAGCTACTGTTGTGGACTCGGCAAAAAAGATTCTTTCCGGAATTGACGGCGCTGGCATCCAGCACTTCTTCTCGAAGATCACGCTTCATCGCGCTGCGACATTTCAGCAAGGCGCGACCATCACCAGCGGTCTGACGACTGACACGCTCACAACATCGAGCCGCAAGCAATACACGATCGCTGGCGACGCGCGGCGTAGTGGCTGGGTTGCTACCGTTCTGGACTCAGCAAAGAAGGTACTTTCCGGGATAGACGGCGCCGGCATCCAGCATTTCTTCTCGAAGGTCACCTTCCACCGCGCCGCGACCTTTCAGCAGGGCGCAACCATCAATGGCGGTCTGACTATCACGCAAGTGACATATGGAGATCAGCCGGGGCAATATTTGTCTGGCTATGGACGCAGTGGATGGCTGACTGCAATCGTAGACGCGTCGCGCAAAATCATCTTCGGCATTAAAAAAGATGGCAGCGTGTGGCTGGGGAGCAAGCAGGTTGCCGTGGTGAGCGGCCTCTCCGGCGTGCAGCAAGCATTTGCTGACGCAGCCAACTATTCAGCTTTCACTATCACCGATACCAGTGGAAAATTTCAGGTGTGCTCGCGCGACAAAGTGAGCACAGGCGGAACAAAGCAGGTCACGTCTTCCGGAAGCAATAACTACAATCCGCGCTTCACATCGGATGGCGCGAAGGTGATCTTCAACACTGATCGCAGTCTCAATCCCCCGCTTGTGCGCGGGCTGATGTACGTTCCGGCTGCGGGAGGTACCGAGTATCCAGTTTTTCCTGTGAGTCCGGGCACAGCCATTTGTTGGGGGGACAGTCTCACGCAAGGCGGCGAAGATGGCTCAGGCGTCACGTATGAGACTGTGCTGGCGACGCTGGTACCTCTCACGCTCACCAACAATGGCATTGGCGGACAGACCAGCACGATGATTGCGGCGCGGCAAGGCGCATACGTGCCGCAGCTTACCGTGAGTGGCAATGCAATTCCTGCTGCGCCTGGCTCAGTGCAGGTCACAGCGATTGACGGGAATACTATCAGCGGCTGGACGCAGGCATTCGCTTTGTTCTTGTCGAGCGGCGCGGAGAATTACACGCACACCGCAAAAGGGACGCTTGCGGGCATTCACGGCACTCTTACGCGAACAGCAACGGGCGGGCCGCCTTCCACAACTGAGACGTACACCTTCACGCCGGATGCAGGCACAACCGGTGCAGCTTGCCCGGCAAATACTCCGTGGATCGCAGACCCGCAGGGCACCGACCAGCAATGGCAATTCATTTGGGTAGGACGCAACGATATCCAAACCGGAAGCGCTGCAGAAATCCAGACGGTGCAGAACAACATCACAGCGATGATCAACTTCCTCAAGCCGCTGAATAAGAAAATCTGCCTGCTCGCTGTCACAAACAAACGGGATGGGACCGAAAATTCAGGCTCGACCAAGTGGACAGCCATCACCAACCTGAACAGCTGGATGCGCACGACGTATCCGCAATATTTCGTCGTGGACGCGCAAGGACGCGATGTGCGGCAGCGCCTCGTGGCCAGCTATAACCCTAACAACTCGCAGGACGTGACGGACCACAGCAACGATGTGCCACCATCGTCGCTCATGTTCGACGTGACCCACCCAAACCAGTATGGTTACACGGTGGTTGCCCAGATACTGAGCGAATTCATCACGGCCCGCAACCTACTTATCAATTAG